CGAACGCAAGCTTGATTAGATGCCCGTCGATCGGCGTCGCGAGGAGGTCGTCCAGGTCGCTCCAGATTTCCGGGTCCGCCGTCGAGCCGTGCAACTCGCCATGCTTCACCAGCCATGACGTGCCGCGATAGCCCCAGCCCCGAACCACGTAGGGGATGCGGTTCTTCTGCACGTCGGCGCCGAAGGTCAGATAGCGCACCTCCGGAGGCACCGTCCCGGACTTGTAGCCGAGGCGATTGCTGAAGATGTTCTCCCACGGTGGGACGTCGCCGGCGCCGTCGACATAGACCTCGCCAAACTGCGAGTTGACCGCCGTCTGGATTTTGTCGCTCTCCTTGGAGCGCAGCGCGCGGAGATAGGTCTCGGCGCGCTGTCCGAACGTAACGAAGGGCGACGCGAGACCAGACACCCAAAACGATAGCGTCGAGGTGTCAGGCGCATCGCCCGTCACCACGCCGTCTCGATCGACCTTCTGGCCGGGCGCGACGTGACGGCCTCGCGCATTCATTCTCGCTTTGTGGCGATCCTCGAGCACGCCGCCGCAGTGCGGGCACTCAACGAAGGCGCTCCGCCGTGCCTGCAACGGCGTCGCGTCCTTCGGCCACTTGAGCAGCGAGAACCGAGGAACGAAATAGTCGCCGCAGTGAATGCAAGCCCAGCACCAATGATGCCGGGTACCCTCCTGCCACAGGCGCCAAATCGGCGACTTTACGTCCTCGATCTCGTCTCCTGGCTTCGCCTTCCAGAATTCAAGGCCGCTCTCCTCGTCGTGCTCGGTTTCAATCATGCCGATCGAGGGGGTTGAGACGATGCCTGTGACGAAGTCGGCGTAGGTATCACCGCGAGCCTCGACCAGGCCGAGCGGGTCGCCCTGCCCTTTCACGTTCGCCAGCATCTCGTCGTATTCGTCGACGAGCGCCATTGAAGCGGGGTCGGACTTCAGCGCGGTGGACGAGCCGGCGTGCGCAAGACGCAGCCGCGTGCCGTTCACCCGCTTGAGTGTTTGCTTCTGCTGCTTGCCATCGACGCCGCCGACCATCTTCGAGAGCAGCGACTTGGATTGAAGGAACAGCTCGCGGACGCGCGGCTCAAACTGCTCGGTGACGAATTGCTTGTTCGGACCGACATAGAGGATCGGCGCCGGCCGGTTGTCGAGGCGCTCGCCGATGATGTCGAGGAACGTCTCCGTCTTGCCTGTCTGAGCCGACGTGACCATGACGACGCGGCGGTACTTCGCCGATGCGAACGACCGGCCGAACTCGATTGCGTATGGCGTCAGCGCGGGGTTGCGCTGGCCGGGCACGCCGCTGCCCGGCGCATACACGCGGGTCTTGCCCCACTCATCCGGCGTCTGTTTCTTCGGCGTCCACAAGGACTGGCTTGCCGCTCTGTAGAAGCGCCCACGCTTCTTCGAATTGATTGCGGCATCGCTCGACTGCGCCATGGAGGTGTTTCTCTATCTCCGCTCGCAGCTCGAGGTCGCGCGTTGACGCCGCGGGCACGCCGGTGAGTTCCCGTGCAAGCGTGCCCAGGATCTCGCCTTGCCACGTGAGAACGTCCTCGACGTCGACCAGCTTCCCCAACTCGCGGGCGGTCTGCATTTCGATTTGGGATGCGCGGGCGTCCTGCACGCGCGATGCCGACGCGGTCTTTTGCGTGCGGCGGGTTTCGTCTTGCAGGTATTTAATGTGGCCCTGCACCACGCTGACGATCTTGTACCGACCGCGCGAGGCGCGTTCGATCCATCCATCCTTCACCAGCTTTAGGAACCACTGCTCGGTGCACATAAGCAATCGAGCTGCGGTCTTGCCGTCGATCTCGCCCGCGGAAGGGGCGTCTTTCGCGTCGTCTGCCACGGTCCCCCGCTACGTTGTGTAGCCGTTAATCAGCCGTTAAATTTCGTCGTTTCAGAAGGAAAAGCCCCGATTTGAGGCTTTATAGCCCCAAATAACGGCTTGCTGACATTGGCATTGCCGTAGTACGCCGCTACATTTCGTAGTGCGTTGAGCCGCTGTGAAGCGACTAGAGAACGACAAAAACACAAATCGAGTTCTGATTTACAGAACCACGCTGTTTGACAATCGGATCAGTAAGAGAAACGGACGCGACGCGCCAACTGGCTTTCTGCCGACCGCGCTCCTGCTTCGCATTGCGCCACCCGCGCCAGAGCATCGCTGAGAAGCGACCCTCGACCCAGCTCTAAGACGAAGCACGTCCCCGACACACCGCAGCAGCTCATTACCTGCCGCCTTCTCCGAACGCGATCCTTCATCCGCTGAATGTCCCCGCCGAGCAAGCAAACATCATGGCAACGCAACGGGAGAATGGTTTCAGCCTTTCGCGCCGGTGTCAGAGACCGACGCGACGGGATGCAACCCGCATCGAAAAGGAGATCAAAATGGCAATCGTCAAGACGCGCCGCCTCTTCAACGTCGACGCCGAATGGATCGCTGCAAACGGCAAGCGCCGCTCAGCGCTCTATATCGTCAGCGAGCCGAGCGAAGTCGGCGCCGTGCGCACCGCCCGCGAGCTGCTCCGATTGGACGAAGGCAGCATTCGCTCCGCCACGTTCCGCACCATCGCTGCCCGCTGAGTGGGTGCGCACATGCTCAACCGCAAAGTCGAGCTGCCGCTCGCCATCATCGTGCTCACCCTGTTTGCGTTCGCCGGTCTGCTCGCCGGAGGACTGCATCCATGAAGTGTCACTCACCGCTGCTCGCCGTCCTCGCAACCCTCGTGATCCTCGCCGCTAACGCAGCGGTGGGGCTCGCGATCTTTCAACGCCTTCACTGAAAAGGAGATCACATGACTAAAGGTCAAGAAGCCGCCGCCGACGTTGCCGCCCTGCTCCGCGCTCGCAACTCAGTGATTTGGATCGTCACCCGAGAGGAGGCGCGCGTCGAGCGCCTCCTGATCGAGGCCGCCGCAGCCGCCTCGTACATTCCTCAGACCTGGGATGTCGCCCAAGGCACCTGCGACATGGATAGTCGCCAGCTCAGCGCCACGATGGACCCGGGCGACGCTCTCGACGAGATCAAGTCCCGCGCCACCGGCACCAATAAGCGCTCGATGACGATCATGAGAGACCTGCCCGTGTGGCTCGCGGGGCCTCCCGGCGCCACCGTAATGCGCAAGCTGCGCAACCTCGCACGGTTCCTGCCAACGGTCCCGAGAGAGCGCGCCAACGCGATCATTATTCTCTCGCCGTCCGGCGAGGTGCCGCCCGAGCTGGCGAACCACGCCACCGTCCTTGAATGGCCGATGCCTGATCGCGAGGAGATCGCCGAGATCCTCGACGCTTCAATCCGCGGTCTGCCCGACGACGTCCGCGCCAACGCCGCACCCAACGGAACGCGTGACGCTGCGATTGACGCCGCCGTGGGGCTCAGCGGCGAGGAAGCGTCGAGCTGCTACGCTCGCTCCCTCGTCCAGACCAAGACGATCGACCCCAAGCTCATTGCGAGAGAGAAAAAGCGCGTCATTGCTCGCGAGCGCGTCCTCGAATGGTTCGACCCGATCCCCGGAGGGCTCGCCGCTGTCGGCGGGCTTGAGAACCTCAAGACGTGGCTGCAAGCGCGCAGCGCTGCCTACAGCCCGAAGGCTCGCGAGTACGGTCTCCCTGCTCCGAAGGGCGCATTCCTCGCCGGCATCCCCGGCTGCGGAAAGAGCCTGACAGCGAAAGCGATCGCCACCGCATGGGGCGTCCCACTGTTGAAACTCGACCTCGGCGCGCTCAAGTCGAAATTCGTCGGCGACAGCGAAGCTAATCTCCGCAAGGCGTTGCGAGTGATCGAAGCCATCGGCCGCTGTGTCGTGTGGCTCGACGAGATCGAGAAGGCGCTCGCCGGGGCAACGCAAGGCGCTGCCGACGGCGGGGTATCGTCCGATGCGCTCGGCGCGATCCTCAACTGGATGCAAGAGCGTCAAGGCGAGGCCTTCGTCATCGCCACCGCCAACGATGTCGAAGGGTTGCCGCCCGAGCTGATGCGCAAGGGACGCTTTGACGAGATTTGGTGGATCGACCTGCCGACCCGCGTTGAACGTCTTGAGATCCTGCACGCATCGCTTCGCTCGCACGGTCGCAAGCTGCAAGACCTCAAGGCCGACGAGCTGTCCGACATCGTGTCGGCGACCGATCAGTTCACCGGCTCCGAGATCGCCGCGCTCGTCCCTGACGCGCTGTATGCCGCGTTCGGCGACGACGCCCGGCCGATCACAACCCGCGACCTGCTCAACGCTGCAAAGAGCGTTGTGCCTCTCAGCAAGACCGCCAGCGAGAAACTTGAACGCCTCCGCACCTGGGCGAAGGGGCGCGCACGCCTCGCCAGCATCAACGAAACCTCGACGCAATCGACCGATGGCGATCGCGTCCTCGAGCTCTAACCCAACCCAAACACCACAGGAGAAGCGACAATGAATATTCGCATGACCACCACCCTGCGCCCCGGCCTGCTCGTCAGCCTCAAGACGTCCGTTAGCGGCAACGTCTCCTACTCCAAACAGGAGATCGAAGCCGACCACGTCACCGAAGAAGGCAAGCGGCAAGCACGATGGGAGACGGAGCGCGTCATTGACGACCCCGTGGAGCACGAAGCTGCCCTCAAGGTCCGCTCTCGCGCTCTGACCTTGATCCGCGGCGTCTGCTCTCGCAGCGCCTTCGGCCTGCTGTGCCCTGAGATCGATGCCGAGAAGCTTGAGCGAGCCGTGGCAAAGGCTCGCGAGCTGGCCGAGGAGTTTAACCAGAGCGCCAAGCTGACGCGCATTTCCGTCTACGTCATCACCGGCCGCATTGCTCCGGACGATGTCGAGGCGGTGAAGGCGATCAACTCGGAAATTCGCGATCTGCTCGACGACATGGAACGCGGGCTCAAGCG